ACAATTCATCTAAAATGAGTATTTTTGCCGTTTAAACGGCATCTACTATCATATCAAATTTTCTAGCTTTTGACAAGTCTTTGGGCAGTATTTTCTCGCTTTGATTCAGCTCATCTGCTAGCCATCCTTCAAGAAATTCTCACTTAAGTCGGATCAGGCTCTTGACGAACAGGCCGTTTTAAGGTAGAATAGTAAGAGTTGTGGCGGTATAGCCAAGTGGTAAGGCACGGCTCTGCAAAAGCTTGATCGTCGGTTCAAATCCGTCTACCGCCTTTCAATACCTGACTTATCAGGAATCAACCTAATGAAAAGCCCGTAAAATCGGGCTTTTTTGATTTTCTGTTAGGTTAAACCAGACTAACTTTAAAAATATTTTGGGGCGGATTTGGGGCGAAAACAGACCGAATCACTGCCAGTCTGCCAAGTCTATCACTACGGAAAATTTTAAATTTTCCCATTATAACAAAAAAGCCCCAGCCTTTGAGGCCGGGGTAGATTAAAATTTAAGAAAAAATATTTATTTTCTGCAGTTTCCGCTGCGTTTTTGTTTTAGCTCAAATCTCCCCAAAGGGTAATCCGATTTCCTGCATCGTCTGTTTGGCCAATAGCCATATAATTACGATTGCCAGATTCCCCAATGTAAGAGATCCAGCGATAACCATTAGCTGTGCCTTTACTGTCATAATTAACAGATTCCCCAGGTTCGTAGACATGCACGATTTCACTGTTAAGATTTGGTGCACGGCGTACATTGATAGCTGCTTCTCCTACCTTAAATGTTCCAGTTTCAGGCGTAAGTTCAATTTCGTCTGATGTTGGGGTTACATCTGCAGGAGTGACTGGCGCTGCGCCATCGCTATAAGGTGGATAAAACCAGCCAATCACATCCTCGAAACCTCGATTATTATATCGAGCTGGGCCTCCAACAATTAAAGCATCTGCATTGCCATCAACATTCTGCTCAACGGTTCGCATAGTAATACCATCAGAATCCTCAATGACGATACCACAATGGCCATAATTAACACCACCAAACCAAGCATTCATATTGAAAAATGCTCCAGCCCGTGGGTTTTCGTCAGTTGGCATGCGGTGTACTTCCCAGCCAGCGGCTTCTGCCGAATCTAGCAAATCAGCTGCATTGCCCCATAAATCTACACCAAAAAAGTGTTTTGATGGATAGGTTAGCAAATCTGCGCATTGAGTGCCTGCGAATCCATCTTTATCAACACCCATACCTGAGTTTGCTAGGCCAATCGTAAATTGTACAAGTTCATTTGCTGTTGTCATATTATTTCCCTCCATTTTACTTATCAAACTGGCTCGCGCCGATGATATAAGTCACCTCACCCACAACTTGAAGCGGTGCAGGAAGCTGACGCACATTGCTAGCATTGACCAGCACACGGCCGTCTGGCATCAAGACAAAGTCAATCGCAGCTTGTGGTTGGATTTTACCTTGAGAAATCACCTTAGCCGTAAACGTTACAGGATGCGCAGGTTTAAAGCCTTCCGCGATTCTTTCGTTTAATGTATATTGTCCGTTGTCCCAGCGTTGCGTAGCTGGTGTAGAGATGTGAGCTCGTACTTGTGCTTCTTCGTTGCGAGCTAGATAGAGCTTTGTCCCAAAGCCAAAGCGGAAATTTCCTTCTGCATATTCAGTTACTTTTACTTTTGTCATTTTTTTATTTTCCTTTCAAATTTTCAAAGGCTGCAAACCAAAAATAGGTTGCAGCAAAAGCAAATAGAGCAAGCTTCAGCGCCTGCTCTTTTATGTTATTTCTTAGGCTCGTCATAGCTCAAAGCCTTCTGGCTGTCACCTAGTCCGGCTGTTGTCGGGTCGTTAACAACCCCGACAAGCACCAGCAAAGCAAAGAGTACATTGATAAAGACTAAAATCTTATCAATCGTTACTCCAAGCTCCAGTTTAAGACCGAAGATATCGCCCGCAGCCTGCAAAAGCAAGGCAATAGCGGGCACCAAAGCCAGCCAGAAATTCTTGTTTTTCAGACGAACCATCCAGTTAATCTTATTCATACTTTCTCCTCTCTAATTGGCAATCTTGAGAATTTCTCAAACAAAAGCTTGATGGCGCCATTACCACCAAGCTCGACATAGCTTTCGTAAAGGCGGGTCAGCTCCTCTAGCTCATGCTGGGTAGTCTGGCCACGCCTCAAGGCTTTTTTTAAGTTCTCTTGCAATCGAAAACGTTGAAGCCGTTGAAGACCTTTCTGGATCAGGTTTAGATCCTGATTGTTCCTATTCCCGATATTTTGGATATTTGTCACAGACTCTTTCAGGTCGCCCAAATCTTCAGCTAAGGCTTCGATTCGCTTGTCTGTTTCCTTGCTGTTTTGATTGCTGCGATAGCTAAAATAGCTGGGAATGATCACGACTAAGACAGGCGTGAGCTTGTCCACAAAGTCTATTAAATGATTCACATTTCACCGCCTCCTATTTTTTCTCGGCTCCTTTTGCTTCCAACTCCGCAATGATGGCATCCTCAGCAGCATAGACTGCATCCTGAAAAGCTTTTTCCTGCGTGCGAACCTCACGCCGATTCGCAGCATACGCCTCACTGTCGTTGATCCATTCGGTAAACGTGGTCACGCCCTTATCATCGATATCCGCAGTCATTGTCTTAATGACTGTGTCACCAACCTTTAGACTTCCAACAAGTTTTGTAGTTTTTACGATTTCTAAAGTCATAGTTATTCTCCTTTTTCTGTCTCTGGTGCTGTGCTTGTTTCAAGCTCTGCATTACGCTCTAAAGCCTGCTGCAGTTGAGCTTGTAGCTCTTCATTTTGAGCTTCAAGTTTAGCAATTGTTAACGATTTGCTAGCAATTTCGATTGCTAGCTTAGATTGGATGTTTTCGTTCATATTTTCTCCTTTTTTTATCTTTGGTACTTTCTAGCACCAACGCCTCGTATCGGACCAAAGATATCATGTCTACCAGTGTGATTGCCCAAATTGGCCATCATCTGATTTAGGGTCTCAAGGACGTTTACGAGATCAATACCGTTAAAGTAGTTTGCAACGATATTCGATCTTGTGACATTGCCAAACGGCTGTAAAATGACTTGCCTGTTATCATTTCCGTACAGCGTACGCATCTCCCAACCTCTGTAGTTGACCGCTCCTGTCGCAAATCTCACAACGTCGCTGATAATTTCAGTGCGCTCAACCTTGTTTCCGCTGAACAGCCGAATACCAGCAAAGCTGTCATTTTTGCTGTTTTCGGTACCATCACGGTTAGCTCCGAGTACAGTTACACTGGCTGGCGCTCCACCCTCGGTTTCGCTCGTAAACTTCAGAAATTGGTTCGGATACCCATTTAACACACGTCTGATGGCTGCTTGGTCAGTCATAACGTTGTATTGGCCATTATTCAAATCAATCTGCATCGCATCGTTTTGAGCAGATATGACCTTTCCTTTCATCCACTCGATAAACGCCAGCTCAATCTTAGACTTGATGAAATTCGCATCTAAACCAACAATCTTATTAGCGTTTAGATTGATGATATTGACAATCGCAGCGTTGAGCGTGCCTGCTGTGATTTTATCAGCTAGCATGCTTTCAATCATTGCGTTCTTGATGATACCATTATCAATCAAGGCTTTCCCGTCCAAGTGGATAGACTCGCCTTGGATGCGAACGTTCGGACCAGTCATATTGATTTGACTGACGATATCGCCGTTCGAGTTGAGGTTCTTAATTGACCAGCTTCCTGCTAGTTGGCTCTGGACAGTTCGCAAGCCTTGGTTCTTGGATACCTCTGTCTGGAAAAGCTGATTGGTCATGACCATACGAGAGACCTTGTCCGTGGCCTCTTTTTCGGTCGAGCCAATCAACCGCTCATAGAGCTTGCTTGTCTCTTGTACACGTTGAAAATCAGTCTGGCTAGCCTTACCAGCTACCTGCTGAGTAATCGTAGTCAGCTGACCCTCTGCCGTCCGCTTAAATTCAGCAAAGCTGGTCTTAGTCTCGTTAAGACTGGTCTCGACTTTACCGACTTTGTTTAAAGTCTCCTGCGCTGACTGCTTCCAGTTGTTAAAACTGGTCAATGAGCCGTTGGCTGTATTAAGGGTAGCTTGCACGCTGGCCAGTTGGCCGTCGATGCCCTGCTTGTACTCTGCCAGCTTAGTGTCTGCGTAGCTTTGGCCATTGGCAGGGGACGGCTGGTAGGGCCGCTTCATTGTGCCCTCATAAACATCGATCTCGCTTATCCAGACTGTCGCACTGCGACCATTGCTAGAGCCCATGTTATCAAATCGCAAGGAAAACCCATCAAAATCACCGCTATTAAACTGGACTGTGATACGTTCAGCTTGCGTTGGTGACAAGCTCTTAGTATATGTATGCAGGGTCTTTTTCCAAGCGTGGTCCATATTGGATAATAGACCAACCAGCGCCCGAAATCTTGATACGTTGCTTGACGCAAATGCAGTAAACGACAATGTGTAATCTGTATTCCGCTTCAGCACGTTGTACTGATTTTGTTGCATATACGCGATAGTCGCTTCGGTTGTGTCTAAAACAAACATTGTAGCTGTGTTGTTTTTAAAAAACGGGTGCTTGCGGTCTGCCGTAAGCTTGCCATTTGCTGGCCAATACTTCAGACCAAGCTCCGTAGCACCGTTTGAGACAAGGTTCGGTCCGCCTGAGTTTAGCTCCTCAAAGCGCCTGCTGATGCCTTTTACATCCTCTGTATGCTGCGCTATGCCCACATAGCCTGCCTCAATGAGCTTGCGCTCGGCTGTCAGTTGACGGGCTGTCTCTTCACGACTGTAAGTACGCAAAGCTTCTGAGCGTGTGCCGTCAGCGTTGACGTAGGCCTGCACCGCTGACAAGTCTGTCCGCAAGCCTTGAGCTGTACGCTCGAAGTTCGCCTTTGCCTCGGTGATGAGGCCTTCAGCATCCTCAATGGAGGGGGTCCAATCAGAAAAAGTATCTGAACGCTCAACTTTTAATAAACCATCCGCATACATTCGAGCAGACACTCTAATAAAAGCGGCGTTTGATGGTACGGTTATCAGATGTCTAGCGTACTGTTTGCCCTCAACAACCTCATAACCAAAAGCTTGTCTCGTCGATAGCAATTCTTTTTCTTTTGTATAAAATTGCCACGCTCGCCACGCTAGGCCGCCTTTCGGGACAGTCACCCAAATTTGGAATGTTACTTTTTCATCGGGAGTAACTGCTATAAAATCAGATGTTTTTTCGTTTGGAATACCTGCGGGTCCTAAGTTTTTCCCGCCAGATAAATATCCTGGAGAAGCCTTTTTTAAAATGAAAAGATTTTCGTTTCCCAGAAGAATCTTTGAAAACTCCTCTCTCAGCTTCCCAGCTTCAGCCGTGACCAAGGCCTTATCAGCCTTGTCCTTGGTCGCATTGACAATCTCTTGTCTAATACCAGACGCTCGCACATCAAATTCAGCTGTGCTGAGCTTTTGGTCGAGTTTGTTTTGGGTATCGGTCTCGAGCGATTTGACCGAGGCCGATATTCTGTCTGAGAGAACGGTCAAAGTGCTGCTATCAGCTTTGGTTTTAAGCCCTTCAGTCAAGCGGTTCACACCTGCCTCGATCGAGTCGGCCCGTTGTTTAAAGCTGGACTCAACGGCTGAGACACGCTCTTCTTGGTCTTCGTAGGCTGGCTGATAAGCTGGATAGTAATTTCCGATTGAGAGCACAGCATTCTCAATCACAACCTGCAGCCCTGCTGGGAAGCCGTAATTCGTCCCAAATCGGATAAAGACATTGTTAGTCTGATAGGTTTCGGCAGCACCAGACAAATCAATCGTAAACTCAAAATGCTGACGCTCAGTGGTTCCACCCTTAAAGACTAGGCCTCTGTAGGCATACCAAGGATGGGCGCTAAAATGCACGTTAGCTTGCACGTCTCGAGCCAGAGCGACTGGAAAAGTCACATCAAAAGACAAACGCACATAGTCACGCTTGAGCCTGTCCTTATTTTGCCAAAAATCAGATACGATAAAGAGTCGATAGTCGTAGGTCGCTTGCTCATTAGTCGTAAACGAGCGTGAGCGGGAGTTTCGGAAGTAGTTTCGAGAGCTTCCGACCTGCACACTCGCAATCCGACTACTCAACTCCTCCGCAGTCTGCAAAAGCTCGGACTTGTTAGCCTTGCCGTCAGACACATTGGCCAACTCTGCCAGCCTGCGAGTGGTCGTTTGCTCAAACGTTGCCTGAGCAGATTTGACGCCCGCAAGCTCGTTCTTGGTCGCGTTTAGCGCTGTGACTTGTTTGCCGATTTCGGTTTCTTGCTGCCCTTGTTTGGTGCGGATATTGGTCAAGTCGCTTCTCAAGAGAGCTGTTTGGTCATTTGCCGCTTTCTGCGCACTAGCAAAGTCCGACTTTAGACGGTCAATCGCAGCCTGATTGGTCTGCTTAGCGCCCGCAAAGTCCTGATTTAGCTTGGTGATAGCACCCTTGGCCGCTTCGATAGCTGAGGCGTTAGCGCCTGACGTGCGTAGGGCTTGGGCGGTTTGCTGGTTCTGGCTGGCCATGGACTGGTTGATTTTTTTGACTTCAGCATCAAATTTCTCGCCAATTTTAGACACATCTTCAGTATCGATGCGCTTTTCCCACATCTCTCCATTCCAGATGTAGAGCCTTTGGTAGAGTCCGTTCTTCTCAAACCAAATATCACCAACTTTATGCTCAATGTTTTCGTCTGGTGTTTCGTTCCAGACACGGTTCCCTTTCGCATCAAGTAAGTATTTTGGCAGTTCGAAAGCCATTTCAGATTGGCGATTCTCAAGAGATTGCTGGCTCTTTTCCAAATCGTCCAAACGCCCTGCTAAGCCACCCGTCATAGCTGACCGGATAGATTCTCCGACCAGCCCGAATTCCACTGATTCATTGCGATCGTTTAAAAAGTCGTAAACAACTTTAGTCACTTTCGCATCATCTTCAGTAATTCCGATTTCTGGATAGTAAACAGGGACGATATCGCAGAGTTCAAGTTCTTCAATCCACCCACGTTCGGCATAATCAAGCGTCTGCGCCAAATCCACATACTCAATTTTTGTGTTAATTTTAGGCGCGCCAATGCGATTATTCTCCATGTACTTAATCGCTAAGGCTTTTAGCTTTTCAGGAGTCGGGATGCCCTTCTTCTTGCTTTCTCCTGTGCCTTCGTCTTTAAATTCGCTGGAAAAATCAACGACCTTAATACGTCGATTAGCGTACATCGATACATACTTACTATCCACATAGCTTTCAGGGATTGTCACCAGAACGGGATCTTGTTGTCTCGAGTCGCCTTCTTGGCTCTCTGGCGTGTAAGTAGCAAAAGGCACGACAGAGGTATAGGCTGACTCAATACTTTCGTCCGATTCAGCAGATAAGATGTTTCGGCCATATTCCAGGACGGTAGGAGCTCTGCGACCGAGTCGCTTATGCAAACGGACAGTTTGGTTGTCAAACTCATACTCCCCGCCCCAGATGTCCAAAATAGAGCCTTCTACTCCACCTAAAGCAAGCCGGGCGTTCTCCATCTTATCGATTAGAAAGGTGATGGGAAACACTGTATCGATATCTGACCATGTATCGAAATGATAGTCTCCTACCAAGTTTCTCGCCCAAGTTTTTAGGGCTAAATCAGCCGTTCCAGACACTTTGACTCCATGCCTTACACTCATATACTCAAGCTTGTGTGATATATGCTGCGCATAAATCTTGATCGTACTAGAGCTGTCTTTGACGATGCGTACGATTTCAAAAGTCTGGTTCTTAGTCCGTGTGCCTGCATCCGCCTTGAATTTCATTTCTTTTTCAAATACAGATGCCAAGGGACCACTAGCTGGATATTCCAGATAAGCCGAGTAATTCCCATTTCTCTCTCTGGTAGCATTTCCTTTTAGAGCGTCGATTTCTCCAAGACCGTAGGTGTCAAACCTAGTTTCATTTTTGTTGTATAAAATAGGTCTCAAATTTTCACCCCCCAATTCGGGATAATCGATACTTGGAAATTCCCATCCCAAGAAATTTTATTCGGCCCCGCATCAAGAAAAGGCTTCTGGTATTCCGGCGCACGCACCATCTTATCCCAAGCTGGCAAGTTACCGGAATAGACCTGATTTGCAGCCATATCTAGCGTGATTGTGGCTTGGATGTCCTTGAACTTCGTCTTGCGGCCATTGATGGTCAATATCGTTGTACCGTTCCCGCGGATTTCAATGATGGGCTTTGCGGGGACATTGCCTTTTCCTCTCAATGTCTGTCCATTAGTCAGATTCACCTTAGCCAGTCCATCTTTATAGTATTTGACGGGGTGGCAAAGAAAGGTGATGTTTGTTTTCCCAAATTGCCGAAGCGTTTCCTCAACACTAAAAGTTTCAAGGTAAGATGCTCGATAGACGAATTCCGGATCATAGGAAATAGTCAAATCGTGATATCCTAAAACTCCTAGCCATTCGCTGATGGCTGAGATATTGGTCGTGATAAGACCAGTTTCGTTGACAAGATTGACCGGAAAGCTTTTCTCGACGGCATTCAGCCTATTCTTACTTACCAATAAATCACCATCTCGCCCTGGTACAGTAATTCGTTCTACTTCAGGAGAAGCTGCAGAATGTACTTTTCCTACAGCAATTCCTAAACCAAATTCCTTGTTTGATTTTCCGTTAAATACAAAATGGGTCAAGTCATTCTACCTCCTTCCTGTCTAGTGTAGTAAGCTAATTCTCTGATCAACCGCTGCATAAATTCCGGTGTCAATTCGCGAGTGCCACCTTGACTGCTCACGTTTAGAGTATAGTTTTGGTTCGGACGAGTGGTCTTTCGGTTTCCAAGCCTTGTCTCTTTTAGCAGTTCTTCCATGAGCGAAGCTAAGTCTCGTTCCTCAGTTTCCCGCTTCCACTCGTTGATATTTTTGATTCTCTGAGTGATTTTAGCGACCTTGGTATTTTCCCAACCTATTCCATCAGCATAGAGTGGCATTCCCAAGGAATTCATCAAGTTACGCGTAAGCCCGGCTTTCAAGACTTTTGAGCCACGAGGAAGTGGCAAAATTACATTACGACCTTCTGGAATGAAGGAAGTACCGTCAGGCAAAGTAACCATTTCCTTGTAGAGCGTCCCTCTCTGGTCATTGACCATAGCGGGGCCGCCCTCGTGGAAATTAGTCCCTTTTTCATGCCCAATCCAGCTACGCACGGTCTGAATGACCGTTGTAATCGTCCGCGGAATACTGTTTAGGGTGCCAATAACCCCCCAAGCAACCCCAGACGCATTGTCAACAGCCGTAAGGTGCTTGGTTGGTGTAGGCGTGCCGTTGAAGCTATTTAAACCTCCGATACCTTGGTTAGAAGCACCAAGGACGGAGCTAGGGTCTCCTGTAAGCATCTTCGTCGGAGCTAAGGTATTGTTAAAACTGTTAACCGCTCCAATCGCTTGATTTGACGCATTTTGAGTTGGTGTTGCGTCAGACGGCAGTGGTTTAGTTGGGGCAATCGTGCCGTTAAAGTTATTAACTGCACCGATAGCCTTCCCAACCTCTACTACTGCCGAAGTAGAGTCACCATTCAAGTTTTTCGTAGGCACGATTAAGTTGTTAAAATTCAAAGCAGCTCCAACTGCCTTGCCAGCTTCTGCCACAGCAGATGTTGAGTCGCCTTTCAGCTCTTTCGTCGGCACAGCTGCCTGATTCCAAGTATCAAGCTTAGCGATACTTAGCCCAGTATTTAAAAGGGCATTGTCGCCATTAACTAAAAGGTCCTTAGGGAATGGATTGGCCATATCCCAGTTTTTCAGGGTCTCTGTAGAGCGAGAGACCACTTTTCGAAACTCCTCATCTCTGGCCAGCAGTTCTTTTTGCTGCGGAGTCAGCTTGTTGTAGTTTTCCAAAGCTTGCTTAGCCACATCTGCCTTGTTCATCACATCCTGATTGTTCATCAATAGTTGTTTGGTTTCGGCAGGCAGGCTGTTCCAGATGGCTAGGTGTTGTTGACTATCAAAGATGGCCTGTAAGCCAGCCTGATTTTGGACAATGAGCTTCTTCTCTTCCAGAGACATCTCTGCCCACTTGCCTGACTCGACCAGAGCTTCAGCAATCGTCGCCCGAGCGTTGGTGTTTAACTCTGCCTCCTTGGCGATAAACTTCAATTGCTCCCAGCCTTCAGCAGATTTGACCGCTTCGCCGATGACCTCCTTGACGTTTGACTTGACCTCAAATTGGTTGTTTTTATTGATATTTCCAACCAAAAGAGACCAGGCATCATTTGCTTCTTTAGTCGTAGCAGACATCTCGCTACTATATTTAGCAAGGATACTGTGTGAGTTCCCTGCTTCCTTAGCAGCTTTAGAGGCTTTCTCTCCGATTTCTTCATAGGACAGGCCGTATTCTTCGAGGAGCTTTTTCGCTTCTTCCCAATAGTTCCAGCTTTGTCCCGTTCGGAGTTTGACCTTATCATCCAGAGTCTTCATGACTTCCAGATATTTAGTTCCCAAGGCTTCCATGGTCTGATTGTGCTCGCTTTCCAGCTGCTTCATCTTCGCATTGTATTCTTGCCTTGTGAGCAATTTAGAGCTGAGCATCTCTTTCAACTCTGCTTTAGACTCTTTGTAGAGGCTATTTTCTTCTTTCATAGCCTTTTCCAAGCTCTCCCTCGAGTGCTTGAGTTGAGTCTCGTTTAGGGTAATAATATCCCCATTTAGAGCCTGCAATACCGCCTTCTGCTCTTTGGCTGACAGGTTCATGAGTTCTAGCTTTGCGGAAATCATCTCTTTCTGATTGTTGAGGATGATTTCCTTTTCCTCCTTGGAAAATTTGCTAGCATCACCATTGTGACGTTGATAGATATCATTGATTTGATTCATCATCGCCTCGGTGTTGCTCACCATCTGGTTGTTGTATTCCTGAGCTTTAGCGACCTTTTCAGGACTTATGCCCCACTTATCTGCTAGTTCTTGGAGACGTTTGTTGGCTTTTCCGGCAGAATTAACCACTTCTTCATAGAGCTTTTTAAAGGATCCTGCCACTTTGTCAGCATCACCAGCGTGAGTTCCAAAGTTAGCAACAGCATTGCTGGTCTCATCAACCACCTTTTGGAAGCTACGCAGCTCACTACGAGCTGTGTCGTTCAATTGCGTGCCAAATTCTTCTGTCTTGATTCGTGCCTTGTCTTTCTCATTTCCGAGATAGACCAAGCCAGCCGTAACTAAGCCGATTCCTCCAATCATAAGACCTATCGGACCTCCAAGAGCCGCTATAGCTTGACCTAGTAGAGTGGTAGAGCCGGATGCTGTCGCTGTGGCAGTGCCTAGTGCTGTAGTAGCTGCGCCTGTTTCGGTTATTCCAGCTGTCACAGCTTTTAAGCCGCCAGCCACACTACCAACTTCTCTGATGGTTTTCAAAGTACCGACAAGCTGACCTATAGCTTTTGAAGCACCTCCAATACCTTTCATAAAGCCGCCTAGAATCGACAAACCACCTCCGAGAAGTTTCAACGTCGGCCCAATCGCCGCCGCTAACAGCCCCCACTTAATAATGCTTTGTTGCTGCTCGGTGCTCATATTATTAAAAGCTTTAGCCATGTCAGCTAGATTAGTGATCCATGGCTTAGCTGCATCAAGACCGTTTCTCAAAGCTTGTAAGAGTGGTCCGCCGAATTCAATAGCAATATCTGTCAGCTGATTCTTAAACATCTTCAACTGGGATTCGGTAGTCGCATAGCGCTTGTTAGCCTCGTTCGTCAGAGCTGTATTTTCTCTCCAAGCTCGGTTAGAGCGGTCAACCGCTGATGACATCTTGTCCGAAGCCAGAGCCAGAGATTTCAACATGTTACTTTGACGAATGCCCTTCATATCCAGATCGTCAAGAATGCCATTGACATTCTCGCCGGACTTATGGGCATTTTCCAAGCCCTTGATAAAGGCTTGAAGCGCTTGGACAGGTTTTTCTTTCCAGGCTTGTTGGAATTGCTCGGCAGTCATGCCAGCCGTATTCGCGATCAGCTCTAGCTTCTCTGCTGCCCCTTTACCTGTCAGAGATACCGCATTACCAATAGCTGTCAGCGTTTGCGTCATGGCAGTACCGCCCGCTTCTGCTTCGATACCAACCGAGCTCATAGCTGTCGCAAGCCCGAGGATATCAGGAGCTGTCAGACCAGCCAAACGACCACCCGCCGCTAAACGGTTAGTCATCTCTACGATATCTTTTTCAGTCGTTGCGAAGTTATTCCCAAGATCGACCACGGAGGCGCCAAAACGTGAATAATCATCCGAGCTCAAGCCCATGATGTTAGCGACCTTAGCGATAGCCGTTGCCGCTTCCTCAGCGCTCAAGTTAGTTGACTCGCCCATATCAATCATGGTACGGGAAAATTTCAGGATGTCTTCTGTCTTAATTCCCAGCTGACCAGCTACCTCTGCTACATTAGCAATCTCTACCGCGCTTGCTGGTAGTTCTTTCGCCATTTGACGAATACCGTTAGACAGCTTTGCATAAGAGACTGTAGCCGTTTCATCTACGGTCTTTTTAACACCAGCAAAAGCAGATTCATAGTCGATAGCGGCCTTAATTGCAATACCCGCACCAGCCACAAGAGGAGCTGTAACACCTTTTGTTAGGGCAGAGCCTACACCATTTAGTTTCTGACCTGCTGATTGGAATTTAGACCCCATGTCGTACAGGGCAGTCCCGACCTTTGTCCAAGCACTAGACTGGATATTGATTTCTCTTGCTAGGGTGACATATTTCGCCTGCAGTTCTGCTACTTTTGCGATCGTATCGCTCATGGCTGATTTTGCCCCCACGAGAGCGGTCTTTTGGTCAGCCGTAGCGGTAGAAACATCGCCAATTTCTTTTTTTAGATTGTTGTAATGCTCGGTTTGCTTTGCCAAATTAAGCTGATAAGCCTCTAAGCTTTTTCCAGTCTCGGATAATATGGCTTTCATTCCGCTCAATCCTTGCGACCCTTTTCCAGCATTTTTGAAGCTTTTTTCCATCGCGTTCAAGGATTTATCTAGGCCACGCAAGGCCATATTCATAGTCCTTGTATTTGCCATAAAAGGAGCAATATCGAGAGTAGCCGTAGCCACTAGATTACCTAAGTTACTAGACATTCATCCTCCTTTCTAGCTAAATAGGAATGGAAATGCTTTATCTAAAGTAGTTTCTTTTTCGATCTCTTCTTTCTTCACTTCCATGGCTTTCACCATGAGTTCAAAGTCAGACATCTTCATTCTTTTGATATCTAAGATAGAGTATCCGTCAGATATCAATTGCTGAAACCATATCAGTAAATTATCTCGGGCTTCTTCTGGGCTTATTGTTCCTTTTTTTCAGAATCTTCCTCGGTTTCTTCGGAATCTTCCTTTACACCAAGGGCAGCTAAATATAGAGAGTTCAACGTCTCTAAAATGCTCATATCCGCCTGTTTTAAGTCTGTCACAGTGAATTGCTCGCCGAACATGGACACAAACATCTTCAAGTAACTTTCGTTCAGCTTGCGGTGTTCTTTCGGATCTTGCGCCTTTTTCACATCTTGGACCAGCGCTGTTTGGCGTACCTGGTGCTCGACTGCCAACAAATTGTCTTCAACGTTGATATAGTCTTTGGTGAATTCCTTATCCACCCCGCCTTGCTTTAGTGTGATTTTAAACATTTCCATCTCCTTTTTTTAAAAAATTAAAAGCTTGGACTTTGAATCCAAGCTTTATTATGAGCCAACGACAGCCCCCGGACTTCTAGGAGGAGAAACCGGAGAACCGCCGCTTACTACTTTGGGAAGACCATCTCCCGGAACTTTTCAAGTTGGAACCCAGCGTTGCCTTCGCGACCAATCACGAGGACATTTCCGTCCTCGCTATCGCCGCGGGCTACGAAGTTTCCTGTGACAGTATCTGCTTTTGGATCAGGAGAGCCGTCTTTAGTTTCTGCTTCCACTCCAGGGAGTGAGAATTTCCCTTTAAGCAAGCCTATCCAGATAGCTTTGCCATCTTCTGTAGAGGTCCGGAACATACAAGCTACATCTTTTGGAGTGAGGTTTTTATTGTAGACCTCAATACCATCTTTCACTGTGATTCCGTACATCACCTTACGCACTTCTGTGGCCAAATCCAAAACGGAAATTTCCAATTGCGTGCCGGTGATACCAGATGACAGAACCACATATGGGCCATCATCCGCTGCAATGGTGATCAATTCATTCGTGATATCAATCTTTGCCGACTTCATACCAGGTAGCTTGATTGTGGTAGGGACTTTGTTTTCTGCTGTGACTTCTCCGAGCTCAAAGTCTCGCAATCCAAATTTTACTTTCATTTGTATCCTCTTTTCTTATTGGTTGTTTTCCCAATCAAAAAAACGATATTTTCTTACGTTGATTAGTAAGTCAATATCGCTATCTTTATATCTCGGGAGTTCGCTAGCGGTATATCTTTCAAAACCGCTTGTTTCTAAAATTTCATCCATCATATTCGCAATCTTTTCTGATTGACTTGCTGTTTCACACCAAAAGTTTATAGTGATTCTGGTCTCCATAGCTAAAACCTTATCATCCGAATGTTCGAAAGGTCCTTGATAGGTTGGATAGATGCGCATAAAAGGAGCAAGTTCCTTACGCAAAAGATTCGTAGGCTTCTCTGGGATATCGTAAGTAAAGATTCCTTGCTTAAAACCAAGGCCATACTCTTTACCTCGCATATTATCCAAAAGCTGATTAAAATCTTTATTTTGACTTAATAGCTTATATGCTTTTGTCTCAGCTACCATAATCCCAGACCTTCCTTTACTTTCTGAGCATAAATCTCTTTTGCTCGTGGAGTCATTTCAGTAATGGTCTTTTCTTTAAAGTTCTGAGCTTTTTGACGACTCGTTCCTGTATCCGGAAAGTGAATCCGCCACCCAGTTGTTTTGCCATAACCGATATCCTTAGAGATAAGACCCTCATTTGCGCCCTTAAACCCAGTGACCACCGTGTCATCTCTCGCATGGACATCATCCACGATAAAATATTCTGGTGTGTTGACTTTCAATTGCTTTTCAAACTCATCCGCCACTTCAGCAACAGCTGCTTTTGCTGCTCTTGGAGCTTTTACTTGCAGTTTTGTCAAGTTGGCTAAGATTTCATCAAGGCCTTTTGTCATATCCGCCTCTTCACGATAATTTTGTCGCAATCAAAGCTATTTTCATCTACATCGATTGCAATGATATCGTATTCATTTCCGTTGTATTCAACGTGGGAAGAGCTATCAAAAGGGGCTTTTTTATGATGGCGAATGTAAAAAGTTTTAGTTTCTTCTGCTTCAATCACCCCTTTAGCTCGCTTATTAGCGGACTGTTTAGCTCCTTCCTGAAAGTCTTTTAGAGAGGTTCTGACAACCTCTGCCCAGCAAGTGTAGAGGTCTTTACGAATCGGAGAAATAACCTCTCCGTCTTCGTTTTGCCCTCCTTGCTCCGAAAAGAAGGTGATTCTAGTGTTCATCTTTCGAGTTCTCATCTAGCTCTCTCCTTGTGCGCAATTGATGGATGATATTTAAAACACCGTTCGCCAAGGGATAGCGTTCACTATCCGCTGACAATCCACGGTGTTCGTACTCTTCTTTGACTTGCTTTTTAACAGCAAGCTGGAATTTTGCATATTTCGCAAAATCTTTTGGTGTAGCGTTACTGTCTATCGCAAAACAAATTTGATCCTGAGCAGACTCAATCATTTCTTTAATGATTTCATCCTCAAAATCATAATCAATTTTGCAATAAAGCTTCACGCTATCTAACAATTCTTGTTCAACAGGCATGAGTACCTCCTATCAAACAATCAGAGCCAAAAGCTCCGTTTTAGTCGCTGATGGATTATAGCTGATACTCTTACTATCTAGATAATCCATAATTTCTTGCTTGGTGTTGGCATTTGTTGGTTTCGCCGCAGAAACAGCGGCGCTCTTAGGGCGTATAAGTTACAAAGTAACCAGCTTTTGCGTCTGCTTTTTTAACATCAAAGCGCATTACAGCTTGTAAATACTGCCCGTAAATGTCATTTTCAGCCCAACGCAGACCGATTTCTAAACGGTCTACAAACAATACACCACGCTTAGAATCTCCTACGAATGCTTTTGATTCCGTAGCAGCTCCGAGCGTTTCGTCAGAAAGGACATTAATAACTTTACCTAAAGCAACTCGACCAGATGGCGAAACAATTGAATCTTGCAGCAAGTAGCGTCCGTTCTTGTCTTTCAATGTGTCAAGAAGATTGTAGAAGCTTTGGCTAGCTTCAAAGGATACTTGATAAGCAGGGTCAAGAGCTACATTGATAATAGCTTTCAATTCGTCAAGATTTGTGACAGTTTTTGCTTCAAAAGTTTTCAAAACCTCTGCAATAGCATAGTTAGTAGTATTTACTTTGATTTCTCCGATTTGTTCAGCGATTAAAGCAAGAACATCAACGTCTGCGTCATCAATTGATTCTTGAGAGATTGGGATTGCTCCACGATAAGTTTTAACTTCCCAAGCTACATTTTCGAATTCTGGCTTAGCAAGTGCCGGATTTTTTTCCAACTCTTCAACGCTATGCATACGTGAAGTCGCTTTCTTAAGGATTGGATATTTACCAGATCCTTTCTTTGTTTTGTGAACATTTGTAAATTGTTTCAAATCGACAACAGTCTTCACTTCACGAAGTGGAGTAGTCACCAATTCTTCGCTTGTTACTGGCTTGGTATTTGTTTTCAATACACCATCTGTTTTTGGAACAATGTCATTTAGCGGAATAAGAACTTCGTCGCGAGTTTCACCAAAACGAAGACCTTCATGTGCAACAGCTCCTTTAGATTTCAAGAAAGCGTTGACTTTGTCGCGGTAAGACATTTCTTCTGGTTCTACCTTTTGACCAGCTTTTTTCTCTGCACCGCCTGCGTTCATCGTATCTTCAAACAGTTTTAAGTCTGCTTTTGCAGAAACAAGGTCTGCTTTTGCATTTTCAATTTCCGCTTTGATTGCACGGGCTTTGTCTAAGTCGTCGGCGTTTAAAGCTGCTTTTACTTCTGCTGTTTTGGAAGCGATTGTAGCATTCAAATTCGCGATTGTTGCCTGTAATTCTTTGATTTTTTCATCAAACATAGATTTTTCTCCTTTTTTGAGTATAAAAAATAGGGCCTATAGTCCCTCTAGAATTTCTTCTTTTTCGATTTCTCGTAGCATATTTTGAATTTCAGACTTACGCTTGCTACGGTTAGCGTAAAAGTCATCAATAACTGCTTGTGGTAACAAGCCATTTTCCAGACTCGCTACTGCTCCAACATCATCGAAGATCATCACTTCATCTGCAAAGCCTTTTTCTACTGCAATACTAGCTGACATGAAGGTCTCATTCTTCATCATGTCCAGAATTTCTTCTTCACTCAAACCAGTTTTAGCGACGTAGGCATTTACGATTGCTTGATCGCTAGCTTTTAACGCATTAGAAGCCTTGTCCAAATCATCGCTATTGCCAGATACCCAGTGAAATAGCGCTTTATGAATCATAATCTGCGCCGTTGGACTGATAAGAACTTTATCAGCACCCATAATGGCTACACTAGCAGCACTGGCCGCCATACCCGTCACTTCGACTGTGATGTGTCCTGGATAACTTTTCAAAGCTGTGTAAATTTCACTTCCGACGGTCACCAGCCCGCCGTTTGAGTTGACTTCCAGCACAATGTCACTGTTGTCTTCCGGAAAGGCATCTGTGATCGACTTGGCACTGACTGCTTCTAAGCCAAAGTAGTCATAGGCTTCTTGGCTATTATTCGGAATCAGAGGTCCCTTCATCTTGATTCGTTTCGGCATTTCTTGTCTCACCTCCTTTCATTGCCTGGTATTCCTCTTTCTTATCCAGAAAGACATAGTTTAGGCTGGACTGATAACGATCCATATTCGGGTCGCTAGAGCGTTCCTTGCCAAGCTCGATTAAGGCTTGGTTAGGAGTCAAAATCTGGTTGTTTACCAGTTTGACAATCTCATCCACATTTCGTCCGGTGACACTGCGAGTATCAAACTCTATTCGATACTTTCGTCGCTCATCATTATCCAGCACTTTTAGACCTAACTCGCTTGTAATCGCGTCAAAATAAAAAGGCAGGTCATTTGTGACATAATCCTCCATTAACTGCGCTACGGACTGATTAGGGCTATTCACGCCCAGTTTATAACTAGGCACGCGCAAGGCTTTGGCAATCTGAGCTGTTGAAAAGTTGTTGGAAGTAATCAACTGCAGTACATTCGTATCAATTTCAAGCGGCGTGTACTCCTGAGTATCATCAAAGACCAGTGGACTACCGCCTGTCGAACCCTCCCGCATCTTCTCAAAGTCCATCCGGGCTTTCTTGCGAGCTTCACCGTTCAACTGTGCGCCTTTTAGTTTGATAATTCCGCTGGAAAAACCATCACGGAAAAATTTAATCAAGGTATTCAAACCACCATTTTGCAGGGAAATTTCATCTCCCAGAGATAGCAGTGGTGATCTTCCCAAAATCGTATCGTGACTGAAGAACTTCCAGTGAATGACGTCAGGAGCCTCACATTTGACCGTAGCGCCCGTCAAACGGTCGGTAAAGGTATAAATCAACCTATGGTCGTTTGTCTCCTCTACGGTCGTTTCTGACGGCCTGTAGAACTGAAATTGAAGCGCTTTGCCAGTCTTAGGATCTCTCAAGATTCGGGAGAACGAATTGCCAGTTAAAATTGCGTTAACTGTCATAGCAAATTTCCAGGTTCGAGCAGATGTGTTTCCTGTCGATTTCACATTCAGAAGATAATTGATTTCTTCGTCTTGCTCGATATTCCCTGTGGTGTCTTTTTTCAGCAAAGGGAACCGCGCCACATCTCCAGCGATAATAGAGACAGCTGTCAAAATGTCGCTGTTTTTCAAGGCCGAGACCCCAACATATTCAGGCGAGTAATTCCCGCCAATCACCGAAGTGATATAGTCGTCGTAAGACACTTTAGAAGATCCTAATGGTTGAAAGAAACTCATTTCTTTTCTCACCTCCTTTCTATTTTGGGCATAAAAAAAGCACCTTTAGGTGCTAAAAAAGATTATTTCCAAAGGTACTGCCCTATTTGCATAGAATAATCAGTGGAATTGTTTTTTGGGGCATCATAATTTAAAAAGAATACCGCATTGGAGTTAGGAGAAATCTTTTTATTCTCCTCCTCGCCTTCTGGGCCAATGAATTCTGTCAAGCTAGAATATTTCAGTCTTTCATTTCCAGCTTTTGCAATAAAATCTTTCGGATTAAAAGAGGAGGTTCTATCAGTATTATTCTCCAAAACAATAGCAACCGTTACTTTCCCTTCAGAAAGTTTCATTCCCCTCACTTGAATGGTCCCTTCATCAAATATTACTTTTTCGCCAAAAGTTTTAGTTTCAATGATATTGTTTCCTGGAGTCGGCGAATCTTCATTGGTGTCCAAACGATGAATTTGCTTATCTCTCTGATCATAGTAAACATTATTGCTTTTAAGAGCTTCTTCAATCCCGTTTGCATAAATACCAGCTAGATAAATAACAACCACCAAGAAGACAGAAAGTACAGAAAGAATGATAGTTGACCAAAATAACGGCTTCTTGTACACAGGTTTCTTCAATTCGTACACATTCTTATCTTCATCGATGTACACCGGAGCGATCTTTTCTTTTGACATATATTTATAACCTCCTAAAATTACTTAATTTTATCAAATTTCAAGAGGGTTTACAATATCACCGCTTCCAAAACGGTTTTTTCAGTTGCTTCAAATCACCTTTGATTTTGTCAAATTCCGCATTTGTTGCTTCCACATTTTTTCCACAAACGGCCTCATGACGTTTCTGTGATTGGCGCAGCGCACTCAACTCACTATTAAACGTAGTCAATTTTGCATACAGGTCGAGATTTTCACGACTCAACGCAAGCATGTCTGATCGCAGCTGTTGTACTTCTCGCATCAAGCTTCTTTTCTTTTTAATTCGTTTGTTCATTCAATTCTCCTTATTTTGTTTTATCGATGTATAGCCCTAACAGGCATAGAATGATTCCCGTAGCAATATAACCAACAATCTCCCCAACTAGGAAAAGGCCGTAAATTAGAAATCCTAAGCCAGCTAGCAATAGGATTGTGTGTATTTGATTTAGTAATCTCAAAATAGCGAACCTGCCTCCATAATTTTTTCATTTGTCCAATACCCCGAACCGTCAAACGGCTCCAGATAACAGACAGCAAAAGCATCTAAAAGAGCATCTAGTGGATCAATTTTATTGCTCTGTTTATCCTTGTCAATCCGCATACCGTTATTATCGACTTTCACACGCGCATTGTTGACGGCCATGGTGAGCAATTGATTCCCCGAATGTTTGATAAGACCTTTCAGCACATCGTCCCTAAACTGTCTGGTCGGCATATTCAAGACCATTGTGTTCTGTCTTACTTCAATCAATGGCCATTCAGGGTGTCGCTTCTCGATCATGGCAATTAAGGAGCTAAACTGATAAGGATCAAAACAAATTGCTTGTAACTCCCAATCGTTCAGATAGACCATCTCTTCGATTTTTTCAAGCACGCGCTCATCGTCAATAACTCCAGATTCAAGGGTGGTAATTTCACATTCACCCATGCGTTCCAGGTTCGTATAGCTCACACCGTCACGCTTCTCCTTGGCCACAAGGCCATATTTGGTTGCGATAAACGAAAAACTATCCACATACCAGTAGTCGTCCATCTGGACCATGGGTGAGATGGCAAACAAGTCACTGACTTTCCCGACATCGACACCAATCCAAACCCTACGTTTTCGAGTGTCTGGTTTTTCATCAAGCTTTGCCTGCGCCCAACTCTGCTTGTCCATGTAGGATGTTTCTGATGATTGCCGCCACATGTTAAAGTTTTTGACCAAGACCTCATTGACAGTCCCAGTCTCCAAAGATACCTTTCTACGTTTTCGCAAGTAATTCATGATTTTATCGTAAAGCGCTGGCACCTCAAGAATAGGGTTCGACTTTATCCAGTTAGCTTCATCTGCAATCTCCTCCTCGTTATCTTGTTCTGCGATAAAAGCAAAGTATCCATCATCTTCTACTTCCTCGTTCAAGATTTTCTCGATATATGGATATTCAATCGTGTGCATAGGGACGTTGAGATCAAGCCCTGCCGTGGAGATAATTAGAATTAGTGGATTATCTAACTGACCTTGGCCAGATTCCAAAAGTTCAATCATTTCATTTGTTTTAGATGCTGCGAACTCGTCCAGCACACCAACATATGGTTCAAAACCATCCACAGCCCCTGTATCGCGACTTAACGGACGGATATAGGATTCGTCCACCAAGTTCCTTAACTCTTCTCTGACCCGCTTTGTAGCCTTCCTGACATCTTCATCTTGTGCCCTTAATGCGTCCAGCTGCTTCCTTGCCATCTCAAAAGCGATTTTAGCCTGAGTTTTATCATTTGCAGTACAAAAAAGCTGTCTAGACATCGCTGGATTACGACCAAACAAAAACTCATAAAGTAAGATACCAGCCACAAGAATTGTTTTTCCGTTCTTACGTGCCAGCGAGATCATCGCTTTCCTGAAGCGCCTAATGGAATTATCCGACTTCCTGCGCCAGCCATACAAACTAGCTAGAATAAATTTCTGAAATTCGGCCAGAGGATAAGGCTTACCAGTTTTGACATCTGGGAGGATTTCGATAAAATCAATTGGATCCTGAGCTTTTTTTGGAATATAGTCATAAGAAAAAGATTTTCGAGAAATCTTTTTCAAGTCATTCAAGTGACGTAAACATGCTTTAAAAACTTTCTGACTAACAATCCGTTTGCCATCAACCACGCTTTTTGCATAATCAAAAGCTACATCACAATATTTACTTGCAATCGGCTTATAGTCATATTTTATTGCAATCCCTCCTTTCTGATAAAAACACAGACCGTGCAGGAATCGAACCCACGACTACAAGGTTGGAACTTGTTATGTTTCCTCTACACCAACGGCCTAAAATAAAAAGCTATTTCTAAATAGAAATGGCTTTATTCTCTATGTATTTCTTAAATGCTTCGAATGTAGTTAAGTTTTTATATTCAAGATAACTTTTAATGGCCGACAACGCTTTGTCAACCTGATTATCATTAAAGCAGTACCCATTACCAGACAAATCAAACTCAAAATCTTGATCATCTTTGATGATGATGTTTGCTCCAGACCAACCACTTTGTGCATCATAGCAAGCTTTTTTCGTGATTGTCATCTTATTTTTTTCAATCAGATCAACTAATTCTTGGTACCTATTCATTGTCACCCTCCGAACTTATCAAAAATACTTTTTTTCTTTTCTTCAACTTGTGGCACATACAATTTCATCCGACTGTCTACCGTCAGACCAAGCTGTGCCGCTGCGCGTGTTAAGTTAGTAGTCGCACGTTCTAAACTATACAACATTTTATTGGGCAGAACCGTCCCTTTTTCATTTACATAAACATAGCCTTTTTGCTGCAGGCCACGGGACAATTCTTTATAAACCGCATACCAGGTGCAATATGTTTCTAAAACAGCTCGATCCAGATTTCTCAGGGGTAGCTTTCGCAAATCATTGATCACTCGTTTATATTCCGCTTTTGCAATAGGGTCAAAATGTTTTGGTGGTGTAATTTGCAGTGCGTCCAAGCCATCAGAAGCCTTGTCCTGTATGCTTTTACGAGCTATCTTTTCTTCCTTGGTTAAGTGCTTCTTATTGTTCTCAACAATCTTCATTTTTCTTCCCAAAATTGACACCTCCTTTACTAAAATGGCTATTTTTTAAGTTTCAAAAAGGGAATTTTTCGTGCAGAAAAGGCCGCGTCCTTTAAAACCGAAACAATATAGCCCCGTTCAAAAAAAATAGGGGGTAATTTCCGAACATTAAAGGAGTCATGATTATATTTATTCGTCTACCATTTTTGAGACTTGACAACTGATTGACAGGTCAGAGCAGACCGTTTCGGTTTCTAATCGCTCTTGCATCGTTGCATCTCTTGCAACTTGCTTTCAAGTTACTTCTGTCTAACCTTCTGTTCCAATCTTTCTTTATCGGAATCACATGATCTGTCATCGTTGCTTCTGCTCCACAATACTCACAGATATAATCATTCTCAAGCAAAACGATTCGACTAGTCTCTTTCCAAACTTTCGAATTGTAAAACGCTTTGACTTCTCGATCATACTTCCATCTCAAACGATTGTATTCTTTGTATTCATCCGAACGAGAACCATAATCACTTAATGCTCTTCTGCCGTTTTGTATTGTCAGTTTTTGTGGTCGCATACCTTCACCAATCTTTTTTTAGACCAATAAATAAAAAGAGCAGTAATTTTCTACCCTTTTTTGATACTACTATAATAGCACGTTGAAACTGCCACGCACTGACAATCGCTGCCAAAAACTGCCAAAGACTGCCATTTACTGACAGAAGCGGTCTAAATCGCGTTTAGCCTGTCTAAGCAAACGATAGTAGGTCCTATCACTGCAATTCAGCTCGTCCATGACTTGCCATCTCGTCATCTTATCGATATAAACCAAGCTCAGTATTGCCTGACTATCCGTGTTATCCAGAGAGTCAATTAGCCCCTGCAGCTCCCTCTGCTTTCTAATAGCCTCGGCAGTCTTCTGCTCTATTTCTTCCTTGGCCGTCAGCAGCTCGACATAGATATCATCTTGCTTGCGTTTAATCCCCCCTGAAACTTTGTCCGGAGAAAATTTCTGGCTAGACAAGAGCGAGGCTTCGACCTTGTCTCTTCGTCTAATCAAACTTGCAATATATAGATCAAGGTTTCTCAAATCCTTTAAAATAGCTTTCGCCTTGCTCACTCTCTGTCTCCTTTATGGTATAATAGTCTTTGCGATATTACTATTAGCTGAGGCAGAGAGTGTCTTGGCTTTTTTTTTTAGTAACTGTTAAGTATCTTGAGGGTCTCCTCATAGCTAAGTTTTACTTTGACCTTTTGCTCATCGTATGCTCCTAAAAATCTTGGAATTCTGAAATGAATGATTGTACAGCCATCATGATATCTAGTAACCGTGTAAACATGTTTGATCAGTTCTTTTCTAAAAGAAACGTTAGGTAAAACGACTAAATCGGGTAAAGT